ACTAGTATCTAGTGCAGACAACTACACGATGTTTACATCACCTGTAGGTGGTTCAGGTAACCTACTAGGACAGGATATCGGTTTAACTACATCAGGTACAGGCTCTAAAGTTTATGACCTAACAGATGCTACTGGGTTTAACGCATTTGAGTTTCAAAGAGTAAACTACAATAACTGTACATCTCTGGGTGACATATATAATTATAGACAGGGGCTTGAGGACGGTACTGGTAGATTTGGTGCTTCTCCATCATTGACATTACATGGTACATGGGTTGGGGGATTCCGGATTACCACATCTATTGTAAGAGGAATGAGCGACACAACCACAGAACCACTGTTTAAAGCGGGTACTGCATTTGTAATGAACTCTAGATTCCTGACAGATATAAACTGTGATTTAGGAACACTACAACCATTTGCGGATTTTACGCCAGCCATGTTCCCGAACCCTTCGACAATACAAGTACAGAATGGTATATTCACTAGGGATAGTGCTTTAAACAACAATGATGCTAACATATTCCCGAACTTAACATACGCAGACTTAGCGTGTGATTGGAAAGGTAATTTGGGATTAAACAACACTTACGTAGGTGGTAAGCTTAATAATAGCGTACAACTAGAGACAGTGATAAATACGACAGGTACAGCGGAAGACTTAAATGGGACATTTACGGGTATAGATTTACAGCACTTTGACTCGCCAGCTAACGGTAGATTACGTCACCTAGGTATCAAACCACACGAGTTTAGTGTATCGTGGGATTTCGTTATCGAGGGCAAGAATAATGATAATTACGAGCTATTCTTAATTAAGATAGATACGTTAGCTAACGTGACTATAGAATTAGCACAGGTTCGTACAGTGAATAATCTACAAGGTGGTCGTGACGTAGGTATTTGGAGTGGTGTGACATCTGTGACATTGAACCAAGGTGACCTATTATTGTGGCAAGTAGCTAACCTACTAGATACAGATAATTGTACATTAGAGCTAGATTCCGCATGGGTAGTACAGGAGAGGTAAATAGTATAATGAGTAAGTTCACAAGGGAAGAACTACTAGACTCAATCTCAGACGAAGACTTAGACACTTTGATGCGAGCACGTGCATCACAGTTGTCTGCTTTAACCGCACCGTTAGAACAGTTGGCAGAAGGTGACGATGGACTACACGACGATGACGAGTTTACTCGCATATGTGCAGACCGAGCTAAATACCTACAACTAACAGATGTAGAGAAAGAGGCAGCTAGTAGATGGGCAGACGTAGAGGCCCTGAGAGAACACTACGCGCTATTTGAAGACTTCTTGTATGATTGTATGACCGAACTAATGGGCTTCAAATGCTCAGACTTACAGATAGATATAGGTAGGTTCCTTCAGTCAGACGTTAAGTACGGAATGATTCAGGCACAACGTTCTCAAGCGAAATCAACAATCGTAGCTATGTTTGCTGTATGGCAACTAATACATGATTGTAAACACAGGATACTAATAGTATCAGCAGGTAGTGAAGTTGCTGCCGAAATTGCAAACTGGGTAATCCAGATTATAATGAACTGGGATATACTTGAGTGTATACGACCAGATAGAACACATGGTGATAGAGCATCATCAAAAGCGTTTGATATCAACTGGCAACTAAAAGGACCAGAGAAATCACCATCAGTGGCTTGTATAGGGATTACTGCAAACATGCAGGGTCGTCGTGCAGATTTATTAATACCCGATGATATAGAATCATCAAAGAACGGAACGACTGAAATACAGCGTTCAGCCCTCGAACATCTGTCAAAGGATTTTACCTCAATCTGTCAGAAAGGTCGTATCATGTATCTTGGTACACCACAGACAGTAGACAGTATATATAAGAACTTACCAGATCGTGGTTACAGAATCAGAGTATGGACAGGCAGATACCCTAATACGGAAGAAGCTAAGTCATACGGAGATACGCTTGCACCATACCTTGTAGCCAAGATGGAGTCAGACCCTACCCTTTCTATAGGTGGTGGATTAGATGGCTCTAGAGGACAGCCTACGGACCCCGTGTTGCTAGGTGAAGAACTCTTATGTAATAAAGAACTAGACCAAGGACCTGCATACTTCAACTTACAACATATGTTGAACACCGAGTTATCAGATGAACTAAGACATCCACTTAAAACCAAGAATCTTATAGTGATGAATTTCCCTATAGATAAAACATCTGGTGAAATATCATGGATGCCTAGCCCAGAAAATCAGATAGCTGTATCGGGCTTTAAAACAAAACCGAGGCTCTACAGGCCATTCTCAGTGTCTAAAGAACAATATGAATACGAAGGTAAGCATATGTACGTAGATACCGCTGGTGGTGGTAAGAACGGTGATGAAACAGTAGCAGCAGTAACATACTTTCTACACGGTTATGTGTTTCTCGCGGAAATCATGAAACTAGAAGGTGGTTATGGAGATGATAAGTACGACGCTCTATCCAAACTATCACTGAAGCATGGAGTAAACTCGATTGATGTCGAGAAGAACTTTGGCTTTGGAGCATTCTCACACGCATGGAAACCATCACTAGCCAAGCACTATTTAGCTGCGGGTAAGTCGATGTGTCCACGTGTAGAAGATGTGTGGGAGTCGGGACAGAAAGAGTTACGTATAATAGATACCCTAGAGCCGCTTATGGCCAGACACAAGCTAATCATACATGAAGACATCATTCAGTATGACTTAGACAGTGCCAAGAAGTATCCAGTAGATATACAAGAAACATACAAGCTGTTCCACCAGATTGCTAAGATTAGCAGAGAGAAGGGCGCACTGATACACGATGATAGCATCGATGCTGTAGCAGGTAGCGTTAGACGTTGGGTGGACAGGATTTCAGTAGACGAAAAGGTCCGTATGGGCCAAAAAGAAACAGACGACAATATGGCATTCTTCGCAGAGTGGGGTGCAGACATAGGTGGAGTCTCCAACAACCTTGGGAACATGTCCGACAGATTCTCAAGAAACCAAAATAAAAGGCATAGAAGATGAATAAAACAGTACGTTTAGATATACGTGATTTACCACGTGACCTTCAACATTACCAAGGTCAACTGAGAACAGAGCTTGTTAAGATGACAAACTACGTTCGTAAATTCCCATTAAAAGCAGATGCACTAGTAGACTTACTAGAGTTCACAAAAGCTCATATCGAGAAGAACATTGCATTAGAAGCACCAGTAGAAGTAGCACCAAAAACAACTAAGAAGGCAGGTAAGTAATCATGGCAAATACACTAGGTATCACAGAAGTAACAATGGCTCAACTAGTATTAGTAGCTACTACAATCAACACTCGTGCAGCACGACCAGATGCACTCTCAACAGGTGGCCCACTAGTAGTACGTGTAAGTAACCATGCAGATAACGATGCAGCAGAAGTCAGTACAGATACCGATAAGATGGCTATCTTCAGTTCTAAAGCTTATGGTCACCCTTGGGTTAAAGATACAGGTTTAGTACATAAAGTAGCATCAGGCGGTACAGTAGATTTAACAGCTACAGTTGTATTCCCAGACTACGACTACTCAACTTTCGAGTAGACATCATTTAGCAGGGTAGTAAAATGATGTTTATTAGATTACAAAACACTAACAGACAGGCAGGGTAAATAAATGGCAATTTATGATTTTACAGGAGCTAATGGTGACCCTTTACCGTCGGGGTTGGTAGCCAGAGTAGGTACGTTTGAAATACAATCAAACAAACTATCAGCAACAGGGACGGCATCAGGGGCGTTATGGGTAGCAACAACTGATGGTGCTTCGCAAATTGGTACTGAGTTATCCGATGGAACTGTAGTAGTAACTGTTAATGCAGAAGGTTCTACATCAGGAGCTAGTGGTCCAGTATTTCGGTATGCTGAGCCAGCAAACTTCTGGGCAGTGTTTGTTAATGCAGCCAACTCAGGTTTAGTACTTTTTAGAAGGGAGGCGGGCACTTATGTGAATGAGGCCTCTTACACAATACCCGCATTTAGTAATACTCAAGATTATGTAGTAAAGGTTGTTTTTTCAGGTGACAGCATTGAGGTTTTTCTTGATGATGTGAGTAGAATCACTCATACAAGTACATTTAATCAGACTAACTTTTTACATGGGGTGAGACTAGGAAACACAACGTACAGTGTGGACACGTTAACAGTACCAGAGGTAGCGGGTGCAGTTGGGACTATAGCATCAGATGTAGTGGATGAATACATACAGCGTCTCTCTGGTAATATAAGTTTACCTATTAGTGGTACATACACAGGTACACCTACAAACATTGAAAGGAAAGTAATATACACAGACGACCTTTCGACTGTAGTCGGTTTTGATTGGGCAACATATATCACTAGCCCTGTCGGGGGTACTTTCGCAGGAGCGTCGATTGTATTACCTGAGAGTGTAAGGCAGTACCGAGTTGACTTGAGGTTCAGTAATGCTGTAGATATAACTGCATCTACAGGCGGTTTTAGGACAGCCGATAAATGGCTTATTTATGGCCAAAGTTTAGCGAGACAGCTCTCAACTGATGGTGCAGATATAACACCAAACGCTTTAAGTAAGTACGCAAACCCTATAAGCGGTGCGTACACAACACCTACAGTTGGTAACGGAACAATCCAACTTCTCAATACTCTAGTATCCGAGACAGGTTTCGCACAAATAGCTACTAATGTGGCAGTAGGTGGGATGGCACTGCTTGAGGACAATTTAAATGTAGCAGACAACTTTTTATGGAGACCTGTAACTACAGATACCGTTCGTTATTTAGAAGTTAAGGCTGCAATTACAGCTATTGGTGGAGAAATAGCAGGGGCTATATTCTCTCAAGGGGAGAGGGACGGACAAGGTGGTATTAGTTTAAATACGTATCAAAGCAGTTTGTCTAGTCACTTTGCACAGTTAAGGGCAGATACTAAGGCGGATTTAAAAATAGTTATAGGCGTTTTAGGACGCACTACGGAAAATGTATTAGATTCCGATTGGAATACTATACAACAGGCACATATAGCGGTAGCTAATGCTGATGTACACACCTCTTATACTATTAAACATGACTTACCACTAATTGATACTCTACATCTAACTGATGCAGGATATACGCAGTTTGGTCAACGTTTAGCTAACAATATAATCACTAATGTATTAGGTGGCGTAGCCGACTGGCAATCACCAACAGTCGCCAGCATTGAAACAGTTAGCACTACGTCAACAAGAGTTAACCTATCTCAAGGTCAAGGGACAGACTTTACGCCAACAACAGGCATAACAGGTATAGAACTTACTGAGGCGGGTGACGGTTACGGTGTAACGGGAATAACAGCAGCAAGAGAAACCTCTACGAGTATTTTAGTTACTCACAATGCGGCCACAGTTACGGCAGGTAGATTGTACTTTGGTGCATCTCCTGTAATTACTGGTATTGTGCTTGACAACTCAACGTTGAATCTACCCATTGCACCAACAACGATAAGTGTCAATGCTATAGCTAACACCGCGCCAGTTGCTAACGCAGGAGTAGACCAAGTAAATATCGTTGCGGGTGCTACGGTTACATTAAACGGTACAGGCTCAAGTGATGCAGATTCAGACGCACTAACTTATCTCTGGACACCACACGCAGGAATAACACTGTCAAGTAACACAGTGGCAAGCCCAACGTTTACAGCACCGACCAGCGGCACACCTCAAACACTCACATTTAGCTTAGTCGTTAATGATGGAACAGAAAACAGCATAGCTAATACGGTCGATATTGGCGTTCTTGCTGAAGTTGTGCCTATACCAGTCAGCTTTGTAGGGACAGTAAGTAACAAAACTGTTGCTGTAGACGGCTCACTTTCAATTAATGTATCAGGTAACTTTACAGGAACAGAGACACCTTTTACATATGCATTGCAGAGTGGTACGTTACCAATAGGTGTGACGCTTAATACAGGTACAGGGGTTATCAGTGGTACACCTACAGTCATATCCACAAATGGT